GCAGCACTCGTCGCATTTCCCTGCATAAAGCTGGTCAAGTGCGCCTCTCATCGCTAGAATTGCGCACTTTTTGACCAGAGACGCAACATAGCGTCCGTCTGTCGCCTTGCCGTCTTCGGCTGGAGGCATCACAAATACCGAGGTTAGACATGTCCACCACTCCTGCGCCGGCCAATCCAAAGGTTGGCTTCGTATCCCTGGGTTGCCCTTAAGATAGTCAAAATAATTACCTTTGAGATACCAACGACGGCAGCGCGTGCGCAAAATGCCACCATTCAAACCGTGATGTTAGTGAGGTTACCATCCTCCCCTGCAATGACATGGAACAGGGAAATCAGCACTGATTACAGGAATTGTCCTACAGCCAGCGCTTGTGCTTCCCGTTAACGTCATTCTGTCCCAGCCTCAGGCTGGGGACATCCAAGGACGAAAAAGGACGCTGCATGAGCGGTTATGTACCCAACCCGCCGAAAGGCTATCGCTATAGCGGCGGCGAGCCTGTCGATACCCACGCCCAGCGTTGGGCGGAATACAAAGACCTGGCACCGGAACCAGAAGTCAAGCCGGACAGCTTAGGCTGTGTGTTTGCCAAGAGCTGCAACCTTCCTGACGGTGTAATCAACCACAAGAACCCAGCCGGATTCGTGCCCGTTGAGAAACTGGCCGACTACGGACTGTGGGCAGTGCTGGGCACCGGAGCAGCGATTACCGTCCAAGGCACTCCACTGCAACTGGTGGGCGGGTCTGCCACTGGCAGTGCAATTGCTCAACGTCTCGGCGGATCGCTGTCACTGGGTCTACTGGAAGGATCAGGTGTTGTTGCTGCTGGCTTTGTAACGGGCACCGTTGGGATGCTGATACCGAACACCAGTATTTCCCCCGACAGCGCTTTCTACACGAACGACCAATACGCAACGCTTGAGACTGGCCGCACCCGTGTCCGTGTCAACGTGAAGACATTGCCGGACGGCTCCGTCAACGCTTACGGCTTCTACACCGGCAGTAAAGCGGAATGGGAAAACGTCCCCGTCATCAAGGGCGAGAAAGTCGGCGAGAAATTTGTTGCTGACATCGGCAACGGGATTGGCCTCACTTGGTCGCCAGCGGCAGATGTTAACGGTGTGCTGGGTATTCCGGCCCTTGAAGGTGCCCCACAATTGCCCCCCGTGTGGGTGTATCCGCCGACGGCACAATCCGACACGGTGCTGGCGAACCCTGCACACCCCCCTGAGTTCCAAGATGCAATTATCTGGTTTCCCGACTCGGGCATTGAGCCAATCTACATCGTGCTCAGTACGCAGTTGGAGAAAAACAAGGAACAGGGCAAGGCCTTCGAGGACCAAAAGGAACGCGAGCTACGGGAAAACACACCCGAAGTGGGCCGAGAAGTGACAGCCAAGACCAAAAGCGGAGTACGCACCAGGTTCGATATGCTAGGGCGAGACGCTGAAGGCAACATTTCCTGCATCGAATGCAAATCGTCTGAAACAGCACCTCTGACTCGCAACCAAAAACTTGCGTATCCAGAGATCGAAGAAAGCGGTGCAATCGTTGTGGGTAAAGGGAAACCCGGCTTTCCCGGGGGCACCGTAATCCCACCAACCAAAGTCGAAATTGTTCGACCAAAACCCTGAGGGAGCAGACATGTCCATTACAAATCCACAGGTAATAGATATTTGGGCGATTCCGACCTGGGAACCCGACAACGTGGTGTTGTATATCTCTGACCACCTTGAATGGGGCGGCAAAGCTGAGCAAGGCGAACACCTGCAGCTGCTTCAAGACAAGCTCAACACCTACGTTGCGTTCATCGAAAGCGGCGAGATCTACACCGAGATACCCAATGCACTTGGGAAGCACCCCATCATTCGCATCAACGGTCTGTATGAGCTGCCAGAGCAAGGCGAGTTTTTCATTGATCGCGCTGCTGAGGTGTTAAAAGAAGTGGGTATTGGATTAGAGTTCGTGCTCGACGAGAACGACGCGATACGCAACATGTGACTGATAACATTGCCAGTAGTGGAACCCGTTGCCTGGGAGCAGAGTATGGTGTCCGCCTCTGCGCCGTGTAGGTCCGCAGTTATGAATAGGCGAGGGCTATAGACAGGGGTTTGAACCCGACCTCTAACTCCTCCGCCACCCTCGCCCGTCAAGGAACCATTCGTCACCATGGTGCATCTTCGCTTGAAGACCAGCCAAAATAGACTGTATAAATAACCAGCGAAAATTAGGATTAGCTACGTGATCGAACGCTGAGCGGGCGTCCAGTGTTCGAGATCTACAGAGGCGTACCGACAGCCAATTCGATTGAGGTAATGCGCTGCACTATCAAGTGTTTTAAAGCGCCGAATATGGCCTCGCTTTGCCTGCAAAGCACATTTCGTTAAGCCGGAGCCCACAAGCACAACAAAGGAATCCTGTTCAGCTGAAATAGTGACATCAACCTGAGCCCCCACGCCGAGCATTTCCCTGAGGGATTCACCTTTTATCATGCCTTCAATAGCCATCGCGCCAACCCTCACAGGTTGTAAGCTTATGCCAACTCCTCAAATAAACCAAGACGGGAACCCAAAAACGCAAGAACGGGCTCCACTATTGTCGAAAACGAGCTTAACTGCTAATGTTAGCAGCATGAGTATTAATAGCAAAGCCTGTAGAAATCATCCTTCAGGCCAGGGGCAATACGTATGACGCTACGAGTAGCTTCCTTTTTCGCAGGCATTGGCGGGTTCGATCTCGGCTTCGAGCGCGCCGGTATGGAAGTCGTCTGGCAATGCGAGGTTGAACCGTTTTGTCAGAAAATCCTTGCGCAGCATTGGCCACATGTTCCGTTGGCAAAAGACATTACAAAGGTGACAGCAGATGAAATCCCAGATGCAGATGTTTGGGTCGGAGGATTCCCTTGCCAAGACGTCTCCCTCGCCCGAATGGGTCCCAGAAGCGGCCTCCGAGGAAAAAAATCGGGACTCTTCTACGACTATGCAAAGCTTATTGAAAGCCGCCGCCCCTCTGTTGTCGTTATCGAAAACGTATCAGGTCTCCTCTCTTCCCACGAAGGACGCGACTTCGGAATCGTCATTCAAACGCTGGCCGAACTCGGGTATGGCGTGGCATGGAGAGTGCTTAACAGCCGCTACTTCGGAGTCCCCCAGTCTCGTCAAAGAGTCTTTATTGTTGCCACTTATAGAGACCCAGGACTTGCCGGAGAAATACTTTTTGAGCCCCAATGCAGCGAAGGGAGCGATTCGACGAGCAGACCAAATGGGCAGAAGCCTATTTCCCCCTTTAAGACAAGCTATGGAGATCCTGTCAACGGGCCCATCGTCCAAGGAATAGCGTACTGCTTGTATGCTTGCTCAGCGCGTCATACAGGAACGGATTGGAGTCGCACCTACGTATCCTATCCCGCGGGCCGAGTACGACGTCTTACGCCACTGGAGTCGGAGCGAATTCAAGGCTTCCCCGACAACTGGACATTGCCGCTCGACAACGACGATGATTCAGACAGGATTGAATCAAAGCGTTATCACGCAGCAGGCAACGCAGTCACAGTGAATGTAGTGGAATGGCTTGGTAACCGGGTACGGAGCGCAGTAGAACGCAAGCAGACCTCAAACTTGAAGCCTGCTACAAAGCGCTCAAAAATCGACCCGCATGTCCTCGTAGAGCTGACTTAGTAATTTCGGACTAGGCCATTCTAATTTGTTAGCTGGTAGCCGGGACAAGGGAATTGGACCGGCAACTGCTTCAAAGCTTTGCATTACCACAGGAGCGTCAGCAAATGCGATTTTTGCCAACTCTGTTATGACGACCTCGTAGCCAATCCCGTCAAACCTCAACGCCAACAAATACTGATCAAATGCCCAGTGATGCAATTTACAAAGGCATAATCCATTAACAACTACATCTGCCTCATACTGCGACCAAGGGATAATGTGAGCAGCATCGACGCCAGCTATTCGAACACTTTCTGACGTCGGAAGTTTTAGGCCGCAGAATAAACAACCCGAATCATAAGCCCGTCTTACATCTCTCCTAAATTGCGTAGATGCTGGCCCACGATCTTTTTGAAGGCGCCATCGATCAGCAACCCTCCTGCGGATTTCAATGTCTGTCGGATCGATTTCATCAAGAGGAGGAGCTTCAACCATCGGTTGTGATCGCAGCATATCGAGCAACAATGGTACGGGATCTTCCCCGGAGATAAGGACTGCATCACTGTCCTTAGCCGCTTCTTCAGTCGCCCTAATCACATCAAGCACAAGGCGCTCAGTAACGCTACTGATAACGCTGCCTGTCTGGATGTTTGCATGATGCGCTTGCAAAGCTTGCGCTACGCGAGGCGGAAGGCTACCGACCTTCTGGTAAAGGTGCATAATCTGAGAGATTCGATTTGAAAAATCGATCTCTTGACTCACGCTGTCATTTACACAGTCGATTCCACCAAGCTTGAGAATTACCTGGTCATCAAGGACCAATACAGACTTAATCTCAACGCTCGAGAGAATATAACGCTCAGCGATAATTACTGGCTGACCACCAAGTAATTGGCTTTCTTCTCGAATAGACTTCGGCATTAGTAGCAATGCCTCAAGCTGTCTCTGAATATGTATGCCGGTATTACTGAGACGGCGTAATCGTGGCTTACCTCCTTGTTTTTTTAACGCAATATTTGTAGGTATTTTGCCAAGTTCCGGCCCGGCATCAATCACAAGCTGTTTTCCTACTAGCATAGTGGTGCTGTAGCCATCAACGGCACCAGCCAACTCGTACTCGCCGCGACCATTACTGGAACGCTTGTGGATTTTCATTTAGCAATCTCATTGGCATCAGCGAATAAATCGCTTATGCCAATTCCAAGCCCTTCCGAAAGCGCATGAAGAACTGTCACAGTGGGATTTCGCACTCCTCGCTCTATACCGCTCACATACGTGCGATCTAGATTGGACCGCGCACCAAGCTCCTCCTGAGACCAACCTTTTGCTAAGCGAAGGGCTCTGACGCGCGTACCAAGCGATATGCAAATTTCGTTATCATTCATCCTGTGACTTTCATTCAAATGATGACGATCGGTCTACGGACTATGAGTCACACCCTCCCCTGCCGACACCGCTCCTTTTTTTGGTCACTAAGCTGCGTGGATAGACTTTCAAGCTGGTGGGTTCCTGAGCGGGGAAAATGGCCGAATCCATTCTCAGCAGGTGACAGTGAGCGCGGACACGCTATCGAAGTATCCTTTGTCCGTACTGGAATAAATTCACCCACCTTTAGTGATTGATCGCCGGAATACTACATTCCAAAAAGACCGCTAAATGCGCCCGGCTCCCAGTTCATGATCACCAACTCACCGCTGACCTCGGCTTTTCCCTGACGCTGATTGGTCGTGGTGTAGCGGATATCCAAGGTTTCAAAGTGGAAGCCCTCGAACACACGACGGATATCCGGATGGTCGTTGATACTCACCATCACCTTGCCTTTGCAACGGCGCATGAAATCGGCCATCCGCTCATAGTTTTCGAACGGAAAGTCCACGCCATAACCGGCGGTCTGCCAGTAAGGCGGATCCATGTAATGGAAGGTGTGGGCACGGTCGTAGCGTTCAGCGCATTCAAGCCAGGGGAGGTTTTCGACGTAGGTGCCGGACAGACGCTGCCAAGCGGCCGAGAGGTTTTCCTCGATGCGCAGCAGGTTGATGGCCGGTGCAGTGGTCGCCGTGCCGAACGTCTGACCCGAGACCTTGCCGGCGAAGGCATGGTGCTGCAGGTAGAAGAATCGAGCGGCGCGCTGGATGTCAGTGAGAGTTTCGGGGCGGGTCATTTTCTGCCATTCGAACACCTGCCGCGAGCTGAGCGCCCATTTGAATTGGCGCACAAATTCTTCGAGGTGGTTCTGCACGACGCGGTAAAGCGTGACCAGGTCGCCATTGATGTCGTTGAGGACTTCGACCGGCGATGGCTGGGGCTTCATGAAGTAGAGCGCGGCACCGCCGGCAAAGACTTCGACATAGCATTCGTGTGGCGGAAAAAGCGGAATGAGGCGGTCGGCCAGGCGGCGTTTGCCGCCCATCCAAGGAATGATGGGTGTAGACATTGAAAGCAAGACCTTTACTGTATGGATGAACAGGTGCTAGGCTCGCCGCGCTTTGTGCACGGAGCAAGAGCCTTGGCTGGACTTGCAGGGACCATCTGCAGGGACGGCGGTCGATCCGGATGTTGACGCATCCGGACCGGCCGCTCTTTTTCACTTCGGTGTTGAGACTTCTTTGGCGTATGCCTGACAGGCCGCGAGGGCAATCAGCCCCCGGTCGCCGTCATCGGTGACGCCGATAATTCGTTGAGCATGCGCTGGGTCAAGTTCGGCTCTTTTGGGGCCATGAACCACGCCGCCGGTGGCGGTGGCGGCTGACACCGATCCGTTACCGGCGCCGGTGGTGGTGTCGAGTAGGACTGACAGGCGCAGATCAGCAGTGGCAAGGCGGTCGCGCAGGCGACCTTGATCACGTTGGGCATCACTCAAGGCTCGGTAATGGGTTTGTTCGCTAGTTGCCAGGCGCTGCTCGAGCGCGAGGCGTTTGTCCTGTTCGGCACGCTGCTGCGCTGCCGAAGCAAGGGTTATCTGATTCAGCGTTTCGATCTGCAGGCGACCCTGTTCGGCGAGCTGGCTTCCATAACGCCAGTCCTGGACTTGCCAAGTAATGGCCGCAGAACCACCGACCAAGACGACCAGAAGCACGCCTTTTGCCAGTAGCCGATACGGCGCCGGGATCAGTTCGCCGAAACGCATAGCACCGCCCTCGCCCGCCCCCACAACTCCAGCCGATCCTGCAGGCCATTGAGGCCACCGTTGATCCTGCGGGTGATCGTGTTGAACTCGCTTTGATCGGCGAGCGCGTTCAGCCCATTCACGGACCAGAACCACGCGGCCGATTCAGCGGCCCACTGCGGCAGCTCCAGCAGCTCAGGGGTGCGCAGCAATCGCTCGTCGCCGAACAGCGCCAAGCTGCAGCGCAGGTAGTTGTCGTGGCCAGTGACCTGGATCAAGCCGCGACCGCGATAGCGCTGGCCATCACCATCCGCTGCCGGCGTATTACCCAGTTTTGCAGCCAGGTTGCCGGTGTCGTATTTGCTCAGGTACTGGTCGCCGCCCAGTTCCCGGACGTACTGCAGCTGACCCGACTCGTGACCGACTTGCGCCAGAAACGCGGCTTGCCGTTTCGGCGTGTTGATCTGCCGATTGGCCATGGCTGCGTTGAGGGCGGATACAAAAACGCCCGCTTGGCGACGGGCGTTGGGCATGATGCTTTGCAGCTGTTGTTCAGTGATGGACATACAAACTCCAGACGTAAAAAAACCGCACTCAGGCGGCGATGGGATGCGGCTATTGCTTCTCGATGTTCACAACCTTGAGGGGGGGGGTTGGTCCTTTCTTTTTCTTGCCCTTGGATTTACCGGCTTTGCCGGCATTGCATTCGACCGTGGTCGACCAGCCGGACTGGGTGAACACCTGCTCGACCGAATCCGCCAGGTATTCGCCATCAAGCCCGACCTTGAAACCCTGAGCGATGATGGGACGCTCGGCGAAGATGTCCGTTCGACCGGGCATCTCAAGCCGCACATCGGCGGTCGAGCGATTGAACGCCGACAGACGGGCCTTGGCCGCCGCTTCTGCAGCGGTTTTGTTCGGGTAGATATGACGGTCGGTATGCACTGCCGGCAGGCCGTCCGGAGCGTCATCATTGTCGATGGTGACCACCGCCAGCTTGCCGTCCTTTTTGTTCTGATGTTTGGTCGCAACCGCCTTGTGTGAGTTGCGATCACCGAGACTGAATTGCCAGCGGCTGAGGTCGCGTCGGGTCAGGGTAATGGCCCCAAACGCCTTGCCGCTAGCGGTCTGGCCACCTTGGCGCGGCATCACCAACAGCTTGCCGTCGGCGACCTTGGCTGTGCAGTCGTACTGCTTGGCCAGCCGGGTGATGAAATTAAAGTCGGACTCGTTGAGCTGGTCGACGCGGGCGACCTTGGTCGACACCGGGCACACCGGTTGCCAGCCATTGCGCGCGGCGACGTCAGACACGATCTTCGACAGCGGCACGTCTTCCCAGCTTCCGCTACGGATGGTCTTGCCGCTGCCACGCATGTCGCTGGCCTTGCCCTTGATCACGATGGTATCCGGCGGGCCTGACACCTCGACCGTGTCCACGGTGTAACTGCCCATTCGCGCCAAGGTCGTTTCGGCATAACCCAGGTAGATCTCGATTGAGCTGCCACGCCCTGGCAATTGCACTTGCCCGTCACGGTCGTCGATACGCAACTCAAACTCGTCAGACTCCATGCCCGGCTTGTCAGAGGTACGCAGCAACAACAGCCGATCATTGATTTTGGCCGTGACATCGGCCCCATCGGCGACGATTCGAAACATCGGAGTCATGGATTTTTTCCAATAAAAAACCCGCACAAGGCGGGTCAAAAAAAAATTGTCGTTACGGGTACCGCGACGCCGCGCCGGCGACGGCATCGGCCAGAATCAATCCCACAAGCTGACGCTTTCACTGGTCGGACTCGGCAGATCCGGCAGGACGATAATCACGCCAGACCGGAACGGCTGAGGCTCATCGGCCAGCCCCTGATTGGCATCGAGCACGGCCTCGACGCTGCCATTCAGATGGCCGTAAACGTGGTTGCAAATGACATCGAGCATGTCGCCATCAGACGTCCTGCATGTCGTCGCCATAGCGCTCAAACTCCAAAGTGAAGCCCTGTTTGCGAGCAATCCCGCCGTGCAGCAGCGCGGACTGTTCCTCGTTGATGTTTTTCAGGCACCAGGTTCCGATCACCTCGCCATAGCCTGTGGTCAAAGTCAGCGGTTGCAGCCTGGCCCCAATGGAACGCAGTGTGTCGAGCTGCTTCAATCCCCCCTTGAAGCCCGGGTAGATCGTGCCCTTGAGCGTCAACTTTTCATCGCCCATGCCGATGGCCTGCTTCGCCGGCCGGCGCGTCAAGCGCTCCTGCGAAGCCCAGCGGAATTCTGTCGAACGGCTCAGCTCATCAAAGGCTGCCGTGTCCAGGTTGAAGTAATACGGCTCAATTTTCGGATCGCGCGGCTGAATGATCATCAGGTGCGGGAACGGCTTTACCGCCTCCGGCGCCGGCGTGGCCTCACCGGCAAAGGAACTGGTGGGCACGATGTTGGCCAGCGATGGGCTGACCTTGCCGGCGACGTTGTTGATCGCCGTGGCAGCCTTGCCCGCCTGTTCCTTCAACGTGCCCAACCGATCCTGCACTTCAGCCGCCGCCCGGGTGGCGCGGCCGTACACCGCCACCACCTGACCAACCTTGGCCTGAGCCGCGTCGACGCCACGCATCACGCGCTGAAGTTTGGCGCCGATGGCCGGACCAACAAACGGAATGTTCTCCAGCTCGGACGCGGCGCCGGTAAGTTCGCGGATCGCGCCGTTGACCGGGGTCAGCATGCCGTCAGCACTGCGCCGCCCGGTTTCCGCCGCCTCCACCAAATACTTCAGGCTCGATTGCATGCTCTCCATATAAGCCATGAGGCCTCCTTACACATGGGGTTCGTCGTACAGCTTGGCGGCATTCTGCTTCGCAGCGCCCTCCATCATTCGCTGCATGTGCGGCAGCAGATCCTGCGCCAAGGTTTGCGGGTCTTTGACATCACCCTGCACCGTGACCGGCATGCTCAGCGAGTACTGAAACTGCTGATCCACCTTCGCCGGCACCGGTTTCTCCGGCTCTTTGGGCTGGATTGCCAGCGCCGCCGATTTGAGCGGCGCCGTCACCGCCATCGAGCGCGCGACATCCCCCAGTAGCGGTCCTTGCTGCGCCGCTGACGTCAGCATGAGCGGCGTGGTCGGCACCGGCGCCTTTGCCGTTTGTTCGGGCTTTTCATCCTCGCCGCCGAACAGCGACTTACCCAAAGATCCGCCTAGCGCCGCACCGCCCTGACTGCCAAGGTAAGCACCGATCAAGCCGCCGATGGCCGTGCCGATGATCGGCACCACCGAACCAATGGCGGCACCAGCTGCGGCGCCGGCCATGGTGCCGGCGAGATTGCCAGCGGCCGCACCGTAGCCCTCGGCTTTTTCATCCTTGGTCTTGGCGTTTTCAAACGTCTCATACGCCATAGCCCCGGACTCCAGCAGCGTACCGCCCGGGATCATCTTGGCGACTTTGCCGACCTTACCAACGGCCTGCACAACCCCGCCCAGCTTGGCCATCGTGCCAGACGGAACCGCCGGTACCAGTGGAATGGCCGGTCGTGGCACGGGAACTGGCGGACGGGAAACCGGTGGACGCGACGCCCCAGGGCGAGGCAGTGGCCGACGCCGCGAAGCATTGCGCCGCGAGCCGCGTCCACGTCTGCGAGTTTCGCCCGGGGCATCTGCGCCCCCGATGCCACCCAGGGAGTTGGCGTTGACGACGAAAACTTTCCTGACCGCGTCGTCACCGCCGCCCTGCCCGCCCTCATCACCACCCGAGGCCGCTTCCTTGGCCAGTGACACGACCTTGAGGCCAGTGGAGACCAGATCGAATTTCCCGGTTTTCTTGTCGCCGCCTTCTCCCGCAGCATCGGTGCCATCTGCCGGCGCTCCCTTAAACGCGGCCACTGCCTTGAGGCCGGTTTCAACCAGGGACAGCGCTTTACCAGCTTTGCCCTTGGGTTCGGCATTACCGCCGCCGTCGACATCCTCAGCGTTGGTCACAAAGACTTTTTGCACTTCACCTGACTTGCCTTTACCCAAGGCTCCGCGCGCCAGGTTGAGCATCCCTTTGCCCATCTTGAAGGAGCTGTACAGACCGGACAGTCCAACCAATGCGGCACTGACTAAACCGATTCCCGTCACGACGCCGGGCGAGCTGTCCGACAGCGAAGTGATGCCCTTCGCGACCTTGGTTAGCGACTCCGCGACGACGTCCGTCACCGGTCGCAGGGCATCACCGATGCTGCGCATGGCGTCGTCCATCGACTGAGCCATCTCCGCCCATTTTTGCGACGACGATTCACGCCGCTCGGCGAGGTTCTTGTCGAGGATCCCGGTCGCGTCACGCGAATCGTTTTTGAGCTGGCTGTACAGCGCCTTGTTCTGCATGTAGGCCGACAGTGCGGCCTTGACCTGCATGTCGGCGAACAGATCGCCGGTGCGCAAGGATTCTTCCAGCGAGGCCATCATGGCCTTTGCCTTTTCTGGATTGGCTTCCTTGCTGATTTTAGATGTCGCTTCGGCCATGGCCGCCGCGCGCTTGGGATCGGTCGCCTGAATGTATTTCTGAGCCAGTGCCATACTGGTTTCGAGCGTCGACATGCCGTTTTGCAAACCGGTCTGCATCGACCCCTTGTAATCAATACCGGCTTTTTCGTAGGCCTTGACCGTGTCGGTCGAACCGATTTTGCCCATCCAGTTTTTCAGGTTGTTGGCCGCTTCGTCCGAACTGCCGGCCTGCTTCATCTGCACCTGCAACATGGCGCCCAGTTGCGTCACCGCATCCAAGCCGGTGATGCCGTTGCTGGCCATGTTGGCCAACAGCTCCGGGAACCACTTGGCCATGTCGGCCGCTTCAAAGCTGCCCGCCTGCCCTTGATAGGCAATCGCCTCCAGCGCCTGCTGCATCTGCTTGGGGTCGGTGATCTTGGCGTTCTGTCCCAGGGCGTTGATCATCTTCGCCGTGTCGACGCCGCTGGATCCCTGCCCCACCACAAACTTGGCGGCGACAGGCGCGTATTCCAGCGCCTTGCTCAGGTCCATACCGGCGCCGACCAACTGATTGACCACGTCGGCCACATCGTTGCGCGCCATGCCGGTATCGCGTGAGGTGTCGATGATCTTGCGCGACATCTCCTGCTCTTGCGGCTTGTTGGCAATGCCGGCCTTGATTGCGATGTCTCGCACAATGGCGCCAAAATCAGCGCTGACTTTGGTCGGTACCGCCATGGCACCGACACCGACCACTGCTGCACCGACAGCGCCCTTCATGCCTTTCACGCCAGAATCAATCTGCTGATGCCCCTTGGCTTTCAGCTCGGCTTTGTTGGCCGTCTGTCCCATCGAGCGATAGGCTTTTTCCAGTCGGCCGACCTCGATCCCCTGCTTTTTCAAGCTGTCGAGGTTCGAGTTCAAACGGTTGAGTAATTTGGACGCGCCGGCAGCGCCGGTGTCGTGAGCCTTTTTCCATTCTTCGCGCAGGCGGATGGTGTCGCCAATCGTGCGCTGCAGCACACGCGCTTTGTTGCCTTCCGCCTCAAGGCGCTTGATGCGCCCGGTCACGTCCTTGAACGCGGCGCCGACCGTGGAACTGACGGCGCCGCCGATCACCAGCCCGAGGGCGAGTTTGTTTGCCATGTCATGGCCCTCATGTGCCCAGCACTACCGGTGGCGGCTCAATCCGTGAGCCACCACACCATATCCGCGAACGGCATCGACTGGATCTCAGCGGCCGAAAATCCGGTTTCCGCCGCCAGACGTTTCGCCGCCGACTTGATAACGCTGGGGTTAAAGCCCGTCGTCGTTGTCCATGCGAAAATAGCCGGCCTGCAAGCGGTTAAAATCCACCAGCTTCAGCCCCTCCAGATCCGCCACAGGGGCACCGGACAACGCAGCAAACAACACCAGCTCGCGCTGCTCATCGTCGCCACCCACCTCACGGTTGGCCGCTCGTACGTCGCCTACGGTGGGCGAACGCAGGGCCAGCTTGTCGACGGTCACGCCGTTGATTTCACTCGGACACGAGAGCGTTACCAGCACCTGATCGGTGGTCAGCGACAACCACGCCGGCATCGAGTCCGAATAATCGGTTTTCGGTACCAGGTGCGAATACGCCGTTTGCACGCGGCGATAGTCGGTCAGCTTGAGGCCTTCCAGATCTTTCAGTCCGACCTCGGCCAGCCCGGCGAACAGCATCAGTTCGCGCTGTTCATCGTCCCCGTTGGCAGCGCGGTCGGCCGCCCGTACCTCATGCACGGTCGGGTTGCGCAGGTTCAGCGTCTCGACGTCGATGCTGTTGGCCTTGCTTGGCCGGGTCAGCGTCACGACCGCACCGAGCACACTGAGCGACAGCCAGGCCGGCAGGTTTTTAGCGATTACTTGGGTCATCTGAATCTTTCCTTACAGGCCGAGCGCGTTGCGCACTTCGAGCAGTTGGTCTGTGCCGTCGATCACCTGAATGCCGGCGACCATGTCGATTTCGTACATCAGGCGCCCGTCGATTTCGAGCTTGTAGTACGTGACCGCAACGGCGTGTTTGATCTCGGCCGCATCACCGGCCTTCCAGTCACCGAGGTCGACCTCTTTGAGGCGACCGCGCAGGGTCGCAACCACCGCCGTTACCGCCCCCTTTTGGCCCCTGAAGGCACCACGGAACGTGGCGTTGAACGCCGTACCGTCAGCCAGGCCGAAGTACTTCAGCGACTCGCGGCGCACGCCCTTGGTGACAAACGAGGCTTCCATTTTCTCAAGCCCCTGATCCATCTCGATGGGGCCGGCCATGCCGCCCCCGCGATACTCATCGGTCTTGGTGGTCAGCTTGGGCAGCGTCAGGCTGGGCACGTCGCCGGAGAAGTTCACGCCGTCGACGAACAGGTTGGTGTTGTACAAAGTCTGAGGAATCATTTGCTACGCCCCCTTAGGCTGCTTCAAGCACTTCGGTCATGTACTGATCGGTGACTTCGAAAAGGAAATTCGGGTTTTCGGCTGGCGGCACGTCGGTGAAGCGAATACGCCAGTACACCTTGCCCTGGGCGATCTGGCTGGCCGTGTTCAGCTCGGTGTCGGGGAACACTTCAAAGTTGATGATCGCGCCCTGAGCTTTCAGGTCGCGCATGAACGCTTCCAGGCCGTCAGTCACATCCTTGACATAGGTCTTGGTGATCGGGCGGTCGACCGCCCATTTGTGCCCCGCCTGCACCGCATCCATGAGGATGAACAGCGTGCGAACGCGGGTGACGAATGCCCACTTCGGATCGCTCGACAGCGTGCGGTTACCCCACAGGCGATAACCGTCGTCGCGAATGATCGTGGTGATATTGGCGTTGTTGAGCAGGTTGGCCCGGCAGGTCTCGTCGCCGTCCAGGTACTCGACCGCGCGGCCGGTGCCGGTGATACCAGTCAATTCCTTGTTCGATGGCGAGGCCCAGAAACCGTATTCAGCATCCGTCCACGCAAACAGGCCTGCTGCCCAAGCCGAGCCGGGCGCGTCGACCGTCGAGCTGGTGACGGTGTCCCAATACTTGACGCCCGGATCGACCATGAACAGGTTGCGGCTGCCGAAGTTATCGGCGTAGGCCATGGCGGCCTCGTCGGTCGTACCCGGGCCGTCGATGATGCCAATGGCGCGCAGTTTCTGCGCCAAGCTATCGAGCGCCGTGGCCACCGCCTGAGTCGCGGTGTGACCTGGTGCGATCAACAATCGCGGCTGCGCATTGAACAGGCTTTTACCGTCGAGCAGCGCCTGTAAGCCAGTACGCTGACCCGAGGCCAGAACGCCGCCGATAATCGCCGAGGTCTGCAGCGCGGCGTCTTCCAGCTTGGCCACGCCGATGGCGACGATCACGGCTTTGGCTTTGACATAGATGGCCTGACAGGCCTTGGTAATCGCCGAGTCGGCGCCGAAAGCGGCGATGGCTTCGCGCTCGGTCGTGATCAACTTCAGTTCGCCCGCCTTGGCCGTACCGCCGCCGAGAACGCCAGGTGTGAAGGTGTCGCACAGACCGATAATCGACGACGACGGCAGCGAGATAGTGCGCGCACCAGTGTCGACCGACGTGGTCGTGACGCCGTGGAAAAAACTCATAAGGGTCAGTCTCCAGAAACGAAAAAACCCCGCATAAGCGAGGCTGTGAGGGTGTTGGTGTTACGCATAATGGAATGAAAAACGCCCCGTCAGTGCGGGGCGTTTAGGAAGGTTGTGCTGACAGCCAGATCGGCGCCGTCGGCCGATGTTCAGCGAGCGGGAATTGCGAGCCTTGCGGCCAGTCGCGCAACTGCCGGCGGTAGGCCTGCAACTCAGTGTACTGGTCAGCCGTGAGCGAGGTGTCGCCGCCCGCCTCCAACTCATCGCGGTGACGCGACACCAGCGAGTCAGACGACGCAAGCTGAGCATCACGCCATGCTCGTTCGACCTCAGACAAATAATCAGGCGACGGCTCTGCCGGAGGAACAAGACATGGATAACCATGCTTGTCTGACGAAATGATCAGCCCGCGAGAGTTACCAAGCAGAAGCTCGGCATAAAAATCATCATCGATTTCAACCGTGTCAGAAGGCAAAACGGAATTGATCTCAGGATCATAAAAACCGCAAGTGCTCGGACTAAACAACATGATCACTCTCCTATTGCGATGTAGTCGAAATTTCCGCTGTTTCCAGCCCAAGCGCTTCCGTTCCAGTTCATTGAGCGGATCGTGACCCCCAACTGCGTCTTGCTGCCGACACCATAAACAGTGAAGTTTGACGCCACCCAGTTCGTCGCACTCGACTCCACCACCAGAACCTGACGGCAAGCGGTAGGAAATGTGACAGGAAACGACACCGAGCCAACGCCGTTAACCGTCACGCCAGTTCCCCTTTGAATGACTGTTCCGCTCGGCAGCTTTTGATAGCCCTGGACGCCCACACCAGCAGCGAACCCACCGCCATACTTCAGAAACCTTGCACCATTGCTGGCGACAACTTTCCAGACCACTCCAGTGGAGACAACAGTCAACGTCTCACCCACCGCCATAACGTAAGGCGCAGCGGTGTCGGCCAACCCTTCAAATACGAGCGCATCGCTACCTGATATCGCCACCGCAAACGACGCCATCGCTGTCGATGAGTGAGAGATAACAAACATCGATCCCGGAGCTACCGAACTGAGCAACGGCAATCCGACATTGACCGCCCCTGAACCGACGTTCGACGAGACATAACTGCCGACCTGAGCCGCCGTTAGTACTGTATTGGCAGACACGTAAACGAAACCCTTGCAATTGCCAAGCGCCCGTCTCACAAACTCCGTGGTAGCCAGAGCCTTGGCGTCATCAAATTGCGGCCGGGTCGTGAAGTTAGGCCCGGACATGACGCCTGCGAAGGCGAGCGCAGCCGTCCCCCCCACTAGTCGCCACTGATTTTCCAGTCGGATGAATTCCGCCGTGTCGCCCAGTGCAAGTACCAGCGGCCCAGCTACACCGGTCGAGGTGTACACAACATCAGCGCCGGCCGGGACAATTTTCAGACCGCCATTGCCCGCACAAACAAGCGTGATGGTAGCGGCCTGCGCTACGCCTGCCGTCGGCGGCAACGTGGCCTGAAGCTGCGCAGCACCGGAAAAGCTGTGAAGGCCACCGACGTGCGCCGCCGTCAAAGCCAAGTTCGCGGCGTTCGTGGTGAAGCCAGAGAACTCGACACCAGTACGCTTTACAAACTCTGCCGTAACGATCGACTTGCTGTTGTCGAATTGCGCCGGCGTCGGGGCCGTGGGGTTGCCGGCAAAGCTTGGCGACAACAGCCGGGCAAAGCCATCTGTAATGTCCTTAAACGTGAGCGCCGTGGTGCCCACGACAATCGGGCCATCCGTCACCAGTTGCCAGATCGTGTCGGCCTGCGCTGCACCGACCTCAACCGCTACTGTCAGATTCGGCGTGACCTTCGCGTTGTTGTCGGCATCCTTGGCCCGCGTCCAGGCCCCCACAGCCACCACATAAGGGCCGTTATCCTTGGCGGCCGCCTGATTCTTCACCAGCACCCGATCACCTGCGGCGAGCGCGACACCGTCAATCGTCTGCAGGCCGACCAGACTGATGTTGGCCGTGGTAGCGGCGCGCACCGACTGCTTGATGTCGAGCTTGCTCAGTTCTTCCAGGATGCGCGAATCGACGTATTCCCGAGTCGCCAACACCACGGAAGGATCGATCTTGAGGCTAATATTCGCGGTACTGGACACGATCAGATTCATCCGCACCACCTGGGTGCGACCCGACCCCTGCGACAGGATCGGCTTGAAGCTTGGCGCGCAGTTGGCGACCGCCACCAAATCACCGTCCGCGTCGTACAACCCGACCTCACGAATCCAGCGGCCGCCCTCATCGGCTGGGATGACCTGCTCGGCGATGATCACCGCCGCGTTGACCGGGTCGAGTTTGAGCTGATTCAACGGCCGGCGGCGCCACTCGTTGATCAGTTTGGTTTGCTTAGCGCTGGGCTGAGGGTCGGTGTCGTTGGCATCGCCCAAGCCCATTTCCGTGATGTTCCACGGCACGCCCAAGACGTTGGCGTTTGCCAATTTAGCTGCCCCCACGTCCGTCAGGATCGCGAAGAACTTAGAGTTCGCATCAATCATGAATAGATATCCAGAGTGTCTATGGTGTGTTCACGACCGACCACACCGAAGGTGCCGGTTATGTCGATGTCCTGCATTTCAGGCGGGTAGATATCGAGTTCATCGCCGTCGTACAGGGCCACACCGACATTAAAATCGCCTTGCGTTTCGAGGCTGATCGCAAGCCGGGTCAGTTGCCGGGTGACGGGTTTGGCATCGTCAATCAGGCGTTCCAGCTCCAGATACATCTCCTCGGTGATGCCCGTGTCGAGAACACCAACCTTCAGCGCGAAGGTACCGGGTACACCCTCGGGCACCGTCTGAAACCACTCGACGATCTCGATCAGGTAGCCAAGCGGCTCGACCACACGGCGCAACGCGCCGATGGTGCCCTTGTGCTTGTGGATGTAGTACGACGCCTTGATGGCCGCGCGCTTTGTTGCTTCCGCCCACCGGTAATCCCAGCGATCCACCGACCACGCCCATGCCAGGTGCGGCAGTAAATGCACCGGGCAGGTATCGGCGTTGTAGAGGTCGCGCAGAGGGACAATCGTCTGTTCGAAGAACGCGGCCTCCATAGCCCGTTCCAGTTGTGTGCTGTTGAGCGGCAGGAGACTTTTCATATCAGCTCGCCAGCCTCACGTTGTAGCGCGTGCAGAACGCCGCTTGCGCCTTGGACGGCGCCAGATCCTGCCACCCAACCAACTCAACCCGGGCAACGCCGGCAACGTGCAACTGGGCGTCAACAGCGGAGCGGGCGACCTCGACGCCGAGCCGCTTGCGTGGATTGATCCAGGCTGCCAAGCGGCTTTTCGCCTCAGCCAAACTGGCATCCGCTTCTGGGCCGGCACTAGCCATGTGCAAAATGGCGTCAATCTCGTAACGGATCACCTCTGCGCTCTGCACAGTCACCCGATCTCCAACCGGGCGGACGTCATCGTCGTTCAGAGCTGCGGCCACAGTAGCCAGCAGCTCCGGCGAGGCTTCGCCTTCACCGTCCAACCCCAGCACCGTGACCGTGACGTAACAGGGCTCCGGGCTTTCGGCCGTGGCATCTGCCACCAGCCCTGAGGCATTGCGTGCATGAAGGATGTAGCTGTTACGCGGGCCGGCCGTGGTCAAGCCCTCATAGGCCAACTGGATGCGCTCGCGAAACGGATCGTCGTCTTCCATGACCTTGGGCACCGGTGGCACCGCCAGCAGATCCTCGGCCTGAATGACCAGGCGCTTCAGATTGACGTTGGCCCCCAAGTGATCGAGGTCGCCGCGAATGGCGTGCGCCAGCAATAGCGCCTTGCCGGCATCATTAACTCGGGCGCGGTTGCCGACCTTGTTGTAAGCCCCGACCTCAAGCACTTTGACCACTGGATCGCTTTCCAGCGCGGCCGTCCAGTTACCGCCCATGTACCCGCGAAACACGCTCAGCCCATCCTGATAAACCTCTTCGAAGTCCAGAGGCTCCAGCACGGTCGGCGCTGGCAGCGACGACAGATCTACGGTACTCATGCGGCCACCTCCATCGTGACGCTGTCGCCCAGGTACTTCCCGACGATTTGCAAATTGATTTGCCCGCCAATGACGGAAATAACGCGCACCTGATCCAACTTCAAACGCGGCTCCCAGCGCCCCAGAGCGCGGGCAACCTCAGCCTGTACGGCACTTTTCCAGCCTTCATTGATGGGCAAATCGACAAACCGCCGTAACTTGCTGCCGTATTCCATACGGTGCCGGCGACTGCCCAGCGGCGTGCTCAAGATGTCGGCAATGGATTGGCGCAGGTGCTCAATGCCGGATATGGGTAAGCCGGTGTGGCGATCCATTCCGATCATCTACGTTACTCCGGCAATTGCTGCAGATCTGGATGCGCCTTCAAGAACGCATATTGATCATCACCACATGCGGTGACACGACCAGCAACAACAGAAAGCGCGCCACCGCCGGGCATAATCAAGGTACGCGAGGTGAAAACCTTGTCGCAAAAAACGCGTGGTGGTCCGATGGACTCAACCGCGTCAGCAGTAGCAGGAAAACCCAGCGGCGCCGGTTTCAATCCCGGAACAGCAATGGCTTCGGTGACCCCGGCCGAATCGCCATCAGTTCTAGACTTACTCATAAGACAAACTCCAGATGTGAAAAAGCCCGCACTGGGCGGGCTGAAGTGAGTTGAAATTAATGCGTGTGATGGTTGCTGTTGCCGCCGGCATCAATGATCGCGCCGGCGCTGGTGATGCCCTTGGTAACGTGTAGCGCTCCGTCGATCATCACCGCCGCTTTCAGATTGATGTTGCCGGTGGTCACGTTCACGGCACTATCGGTTACAACTGCCTCCGTACTGGCCACTTTGATAGTGACCGTGCCGCTTGGCAGGGTGATGGTGTAGCTCTTGGCCTGCCAGTCGTAGATCAGCGAGCCACCGTCATCAAAACGCCAGACCTCGACATGGTCGCGGTTGTCTGGCGGCGGTCCGGCATTGCCATACAGGCCCGGGACAAATGTGCCTTGCGACACGTCACCGCTGGGACTGATCAAACTGCCTTGTTCACCAAGTGAGGGCGCCCGCCAGTGCCTGGCTTTTCCTGCTGCAATGCTGTGCCAGCGCACCCAAGCGCTGACCCATTCGCTGCCATCCGACACGCGACATACGGGCGGCGAAGCCGACAGATCAACCGCAACCACGTAGCAAGCCTTTACCGCCCCCGCGATCATGCGGTCGTGCTGGGCGCTCGCGTAACTCACGGCAAATCCTCGGGTTTGAATGGCCCGTCACCCGGTTCAACGTCAAAGACCAACGTCCCCGGCGGTTCGTCCGGCCAAGGCCATTCTTCAGTACCGAGATAAACTTGCTGCGTCCACTCCACCAGCCACACGGTGTATCCATCCAGGTGCGGCTGGGTCCAGTCCTGCAGCGATTGCACAAACTCGGCAGGCTCAACTGCTAGCCCCCAGGTTTGCGCACGCAGCAGCACCGCCAGCTGAGTCGCTAATTGCACGGCCTGTTGATGATGGTGCGGCTTGATCGGGTCAACAATGATCCGAGCTTCGAACTTGCAGACCAGCGAGGTTTCGCCGGTGCCTATATCGGTACCCGGCTCGATCTCGGCCACCTCCAGAAACACTGCTGGCAGCAACACGCGATCCTTAATGTCTGGCCAGGCTGTGACGGCCTGCACGCCAGGCAAGTGGGTACGCAGATGCTGTTCTGCCGCCCGATAAAGCTGGTCCAGGCTGAAGGGTTCTTCAGACATTGCCAATCCTCTTAAGGTATTTCTGCAGCTCAAAATTGAGTTCCTGTTTAAGGATCTCCAGCAGGCGCTCATCCGCTTTTTTTACCCAGCTTTCGAAGTGCGGTCGGGCTTGCTCCAGCGACACCTTGGCCTTGGCCAGCGGGAAACGACTGCCGTTTTCGGCGACCCAACCAGAACTCGGCCCGCGACCGGGCGACACCGTGCTGTCGGGGTAGTCGTCCGCATTGAAATGCTTGCTGGCTGTACGGATCCAGATGTCGGGCTTGTTGCCATAGACCTTCTTGAGAAAGGCGCCTTGGTAACGCCGCCCCGCCACTGACACGCCACTGCCGCTTTCCCGCGCCCGGCCGATCCGGCTGGACTCGATAGCATTCAAACCAAACCACAGTTTGCCGCTCGCGGCCCCGCCGGAAACCGGATAGCTGCGCAACCGCTGACGCACCGCCGCAACAGCGATGCGCTCTGACCGGCTGACCGCTCGGGCGATGTGCGTGCGCAACCAGCCCAACGTCTTGTTGATCGCGCGCCGATGTGCCGCTGCAGCCGCTTTCGGCACCACCTTGGCAAAGTCCTGGAACGCCTGAAAATCTGCGGCCGAGGATTGGATGGAGATCATCCCGCCCCCGGCCGAGGGTTTGAAATAGCTGCCGACACTCATGGGCGCAACCTCAGAATCAGGGCGACCAGGCCGTCGCCGCTCGGTTCGAGCTGTATCAGGTCGTAGTCACCGCCGCCATCCAAGGCAGGCAAGTCAACGCTGACCAGCATGCCCTGTTCCAAACCTTGCGAATCACTGACGCGGATCTCGAAGCGAGGCTCGCGCAACCCGGTATTGAGCTTGCCGAACTTGGGTTGCAACCAGGGCGCGGCGAACATGCCGAACACTGGCTCGTCGCGACCCTCGATCCGCGCGGTGTCGCCCAGCGTTTCGAACACCACCGCGTCGACTTCAGCGATCAGATCGCGAAAGCCCACGGTCAGAGTTCCAGCAGGATCTGGGCGCGCGGTCGAGTGCAAAGATGCAGCGGGTTCGACTGTGCCTCACCGGCCATGCCTTTGTTGAAGGGCAGCGGCTCGATCATGCTGTAGTACGGAATGCCCTGCGTGTTGACTGTTTCCATATAGTCGGCAGGTGCGAACACCGAGATGTACAGGTCGGGTACGCCTTCGGGAACCAGCAGCGCCTTGTCGTCATGGACAAAAGACACGCCGGCCACCTTGCCACGGTAGCGCTCCCAGATGATGCCGCCGAACTCGAAGCTTTCACGAGCATCACCGCGCAGAGCCGCTGCCTGCTGACTGTTGAGGTAGGTCTCTTTGACCGACTTGTGAACGATCAGCTTGTTCCAGAAGTTCTTGCCGCAGAAGGCGCGAGAACCGGTGCTGGTCACACTGCCGAGCGCGTCTTCCTGCATGTCCAGCGCTTCACCGCACTTGACCCGCAGCTCCGTGCCCGCATCCGCCAGTCCCATGGGCAACTTTTGGCGCACCACACCGAAGCGGTCATAGAGATCCAGCAGTACTGTTTTGCCATCGGCGTCGAGGATCTGGCCATTCAGTGCGCCCATACGCTGGAACTCGTGCGTGGCGTCCAACTGGCGTCGCGCCTTAGCCAGGCGCGCATTGACCACGTCCTGCACCGCCTGCAACTCAGTGCGAGTGCCGAAGGCTCGGATGCCTTGGATCTCGTCAGCCTTGATCGTGAAGCGCTCAGGCAGGTGCACGGTGTTGAACGGGATCAGGTTGCGCTTGCTGGCCGCGACCACCAAGCCAGAACCACCACGCTCGCCAGCGGGCACCAGTGCCAGGGTGTCGCCGTCCTTTTCAATCTGCACGGTCAAGGTGGTAATGCCTTCCTCGCGGAACAGCCCCAAGGCGCTGATGCGCCCTGGCAGGTATGGTTGATCATTGAGTGCAGCGGTCAGCGAGGTAACGGTAAACGCTTCGTCGTCAAAAATGGCGATATCGGCCATGGGTACTCTCCAGAAACGAAAAATCCCGCACGCGGCGGGATGCATATAAAAGAAGGAAACGCTTTAGCGGACGATCAGCGAATGTGCGGCCAGGGCTTTCTCGGCAGCCAGATCGAGGCCGGTCAAATGCGCTTCGCTGACCTCGGCCAACCGCACCACGGCGCGACCGCGACGCACCACGTCGGATTCGCCGAGCGGGCCGTAGAGAATGGCGACAGCGTTTTCAGTCCCGTCCTCTGCCGTTGGGTTGTACGGTGCGAATTCGCCGGTGGCGGTCACCAGCCCGAGAATTTGTCCCGGCCACAATGCTGGACCCGCCGCGACGTTGATCGCTTCGCGCGAGATCGTGCCGGCGCCCTCGGACAGCAGGAATTCACCTGCGTGCATCGGTTCCTGTTTGATGGTCATGCTCGTGCTCCTTTCGCGCCGTGCGCGGTTCCAGTTTGAGCCGCTTGTCGAGCAGCCCAAATCGAGTTGGGGTCAGGTTGTTTGGCCAGCACCTTGGGGGCCGGATCGTCGGCCAGCGGCAGACTGTTGTCGATTTCAAAGCCCTTACCGCTGGTGACGATCTTGTCGAACAGACGCGCCCGCACCGCCGGCGCATCCAGACCTGCCGCGACATACTCGGCGCTGAATTCCGGCAGACGCGCGGCCACGCAGAGGTCGTTCACCGCTTTGGCGCGTGCCAGACCCGCCAAAACGATCTCTTCGCTTTCAAGCTGGGTGGACTTGAGCAGCGGCTCGATCAGGTTGCTGATGCCCGCCGCCGTGCAGCGCTGAGTGATCATCAGTGCCAACTTGGCCGAATCGATAACAGGCGGCACCAGCGGCGGATCGACAGGTTCGAGTTCGGGATCCGGTTCAGGTGGCTCATCGAGCTGGGCCAGCAATTCAGCCGGTGCGTTCTGGAATCGTTGCAGCACCGCGCCTTGACCGAGACAGGCTTTGACCTTGACGCCGTCACCCACTTCATCAGCCAGACCCAAAGCCACCGCTTCGTTGGCGGTCAGCCAGGTTTCAGCCGCCACCAAACGCCGCAGCTCCACTTCATCAATGTCGGGCGCTTTGGCCTTATACGCAGCGATGATCGCTTCCATGGTCTGGTCGAGGACGTCGGCGACCTTGCGGAAGTCTTCCGCATCACCGGCGGCGTAGGTCCATGGGTTGTGAATCATCAACATCGCGTTGGAAGCGATGACCACCCGGTGCGCACCGCACACGGCGACACTGGCGGCACTGGCCGCGAGCGCATCGATCCGCCCGGTGCAACGCTCGCCCAGACGCGACAGCGCGTTGTGCATGGCCAGACCGTCGAACAGGTCACCGCCGATACTGTTGAACGCGGCGATCACCAGTGACACACCATCATCCATGGCGCGCAGATCCTGCACGAACTGATTGGCAGTGATGCCCCACGCGCCGATCTCGCCATAGACGAATACCTCGATCACTCGCTCGGTGGCCTCTCCGCTGGCCTGCAGGGCGTACCAGGTCTTGTCCTGAACTTCGACGCGCTTGCCTGCGCGATTGTAAATGCGCGGTCGCGCTTGTTTGCTCATGGTTGCTCCTTGTCGTCGTTGTCTTCGACGGCATCAAGGGTGTTGTAGTTGAGGCCCAGTTTTGTGGCCCGTGCCAGATCGGCGGCGTTTTCCAGATCGACAGTTTCGGCGTCGTAGCCGGTGCGCAGGACCATCTCGCTGCGAGAAGAAAACCCGGCCTGTACTTCCATCCGGCGTGCCTGCACGTCCTGTACCGGCTGGATATAGGCCCAGCCTTGTGGCACCCAGCGAGTGCGCAGGTACTGGCGGCGTTTCTGTGCGTAATCGTCCAGCACCAGGACACCCGAAAGCACCGCCATATCCATCCACGCAGCCCGTACCGGGCGGCAGAGTTGGTGCACGTACACGCTGAATTGCAGTTGTTCCAGGCGGCGCCGAAACTCGTTGAGTACCACCCGCAGTGCTCGGTCGTTGATGCCGCGCATGTCGCCGGTGAGGATCTCGTAAGGCGTACCCGATCCCGCTGCCGCAGCCATCAACTGCTGACGCATGAAGTCCGGGTAGTTGTTGCCCGCGTCCGGCGGTTTGGAGAACTCAACCTCCTCACCTGCCCCCAGTTCCTGCATGGTGCCGGGTTCGAGCGCGACCATCGGGGTGAAGCCGTCTCGATCCAGATCGAGCGGCTGACCGGTCACCGGATCTCTTGGAAGAGGTCCCGAGTCCGGCGCTGGACGCTTGATGAAACCGGCAAAAAGGTTGGCCACTTCCTGACGGAACAGCACCGCGTCGTCGTAGTTGTCCAGACTGCGCAGGCGTTTGAGCACCGGCGACAAGCGCGGCACACCGCGCAACTGGCCAGGCTCAACCGGTTCGAAGATGTGCAGCACCTGAGCCGCCGGTACGCGGACCAGCTGGTTGTAACCGGCATTCAGCGAGGCTGCATCGCGCGGATGCGACATGTACATCCAGTACGCCACCCGCTTGCCGCCGGGGGTGAATTCGATGCCAGCGCGGATGACGTTGCCGTTTTTGGTGCTCTCGAATTTGTCGTGCGGCACAAATTCCGGTGCGAGGATCTGCAGCTGCAGCGGAACCGCCAATCTTTCATCCAGACTGCGGGGACGCAACCGAACGAAGCATTCGCCCGAGGTTTCCACCGTGCGCGCAACCAGCGCCTGCTGGCCGTAGAAGTCGGTACGATCATCCGCGTCCGACTCATCGACCCAATCCCCCCAAAGCTCCTGTAGTAGCTTACGCAACGCATCATCGTCGGTCGTTGGCCGAGGGGTGATGCCCGTGCCGATCAGGTTGCTGACGCGCTTGTCGATGACGTTGAAGGCGTAAGGGTCGTTGCGAACCGCTGCCCGTGAGCGCGACCGCAGATTGCGCAGGGCCGGAGTGTTGATGCTGTTGATCCCGTTGTCGGGAGCGTCCCAGCCAGTGGAGCGGCGCCCTTCCCCTGCGCCTTCGTAGCTGGCTTTGATGTTGGACGGCAGGACAAATCCGTTACGGGTCAGCGTTGGGAAGTGTCGGGCCATCAGACCCCCTTTCCTGCATGGTACAGCCGGACCACACGCGAACGTGGCCCGGCGGCGCTGGCAAGCGACGAGCGTATTTCCTCGCGCGCCTTGAGCAGCTCATCAACCGTGCGGTATTCCACGGTACGGTCGGTGTAGCGCACAGTTTTCTCACCGCGAGCAATGGCCGCCTCAACCGCGTCGAGGTGCTTTTTTGTAAAGGACATATCAGCGTCTCTTCAGATAGCCGCTGGCTGAGCTGCGGCGTTGAGGGGGTGCTGCCGGTCGCGATTGTGTAACCGGCGCAGCGGGTGGTGGTGCGGGTTGGGCTTGGCGTACAGCAGCGGGCGCCGGTGTTTGCTCAGCATCAAGGCGCTCGCCCTGAACAGGCTTGATGCTCAAGGCGTCATCGAACAAGCCGGACTGGGCTAGGGCTTGTCGCACCCTGTCCCAATCGTGTTCCTGGTAGCGGTTGATGCCGAGGTAATGCGCCATCGCGAGGCAGTACACCATCAGGTCGAGGGCTTCGTTGCGTTCAGCCTTGCCCTTCACCCATTCGATGCGCTTGTGACCGCGCACGTACCGCACGACTTTGCGTTCGGCGACGCACTGGGCGAAGAACTCGTCCGGCAGGTCGTTGGCAAAGTGCAGCGAACCCGGACCGTCCGGGAATGGATAGCGGTTGTAGATCCAGTCTTTGGCCGTGTCGGTTCCGACAAACCAAAGCTCGGCGCCGTTGCGTTCGGTCTGCCCCTTCCACGTCACGTCGACCATGGACGGGCGCTGTGCAATCACGGGTCGGCCCGGCTTGCTCGCGCCCTTGATGGCGAAGATATTGCGCCAGCGCCGCACGCGGCAGAACTGGTAGACCTCATCGGTGTGGTGACCACCGGAGTCGACACCCACGGCGAGAATCGCCAGACCCACACCGCAGGGATGCCGGTAACGAGCCTTGAGTTTCTCGTCCAGCACCGCCCAGGTGCGTTCGTCTGCCGGGTCGCCCCAGATGATCTGGTGGTCAACAACCCAGCGCTCCATGCCGACGCCGAAGCCCATCACCATCAGTTCTAGACGATTGGCCTGAACGTCGACGGCGCCGGTCAGCATCAGCACCCCGGCCGGCATCGCGCCGAGGGTGTAGTTCTCCAGCCGCGCCCGTGCGATCAGCACCTCCGCCTTGGTCTGTTCGAGTGCGCTGTCCCAAACCTTGGCCAGACGGGTGTTGTAGAACACCTGCATTAGGCTAGTGTCGCCTTGAGCCTGGGCTTTTTTGGCGTCCTCAAACTCGATGGCAAGTGAAGCCCAGTCCATCCAGCCGGTCGGCGAGTACAGTGCGTTGAGATGAAAGCCAACGGTCTTGCCGTCGCCAGCCGCATGGGCACGCCATTCGCCTCGGGCAAGCATGTCGCTCTTGTGGTGTTCCTCAATTAGCACGTCGCATTCAGGGGCAGCGCACTCGTAATGAACAGTGCTGAAGTCCTTGCTGTAATGCAGCCGCTCCCACTCCAGCACCTGCATGTGACCGCAGGTTGGACACGGCACGTAGTAGTGTCGCTGGTCGCTGGACTCGAACAGATCCGCAATCCGCGAGGCGCCCTTGATCGTTGGCGAGCTGGAAAAGTAGATCTTAGCGTTACGGCCGAAGTTGGTGGCCCGCGTCTCTGCCAACCGGATGGGATCACCCTCCTGGCCGACATCGTTTTCCCAGCGATCAACCTCATCGCCGTAGATGTAACGTGCCGACAGCTCAGACAAGTTGGCCGCAGAACCGGCGGTGGTGACATACAGCGAACCACCCTCGAATTCCTTGGTGTCCATCGTGTTGCGTGCGTCCCGCGAGCGGGTGGCCGCGACCCGCTCGCGCAGAACGGGAGTGGCCTTGATGGTCTTGCTGATCCGCCCCGAAACCCGCTTGGACAGGCCAAGGCTGGGGAGCAGCGCCAGGATATTCGACGGCGCCATGTGGATCAGGCCGCCCATCCAGTTCAGGGCGATCTGCGTTTTCATCAGCTGCGAGGCCACCATGGTGACCACGCGCCTGCAAGGGTGAGCCGGCGACAGGCAGCGCATAGGCTCTCGTGCGTAAGGTGTCCGTGAGGTGCGGTACTGGCCGGGTTCAGGGGCGCCGGTGTCTCGCGGGATCCGCATGTATTCGTCGGCCCATTCATCGATCCAGAGATCAGGGTCGGGGCGCAGTCCACGGAAATAAGCCTCACGGTACACCTCTGCACCGTCAGGAAATTCCGTGTGCATAGGTTCAATCCGTTGTCATGGCGTGCTCAAGATCTGCTGAAGAGAGCCGCTCGGCTTCCTCCAGCGTTCGACGGAAGGTGGCGGTCAGGTGTTTTTCGATCAGCCAGGGATCGGTCATGGCCGCCAGGTCATGGGACAGTTGCGGTAGCGGACCGAAAAGCTGATCGCGCAGCAAGCGGCCGGCGTTGTAGGCACCGGTTTCAACCGCCTCCTTAGAAACCAGCGAGCCTTGGGCTTTGCCGAGTTCGATCTCCGCCAACTTGGCCATGTTGTGCTCACGCAGAGCGCGTGCCTTTTGGAAGTCAGGGAGCTTGCCGTCGCCGGTAAACAGCTGCGGCGGCGCAGCCATGGAAGTCGGCTCTGTCTGGGTCGACAGTTGGCTGTAAACGTCGCGCTGAATCCGGTCTTGCTGGTGACGCTCGGCGACGGCGGCCTTGCTTGGGTCAGCGGTGTCGCGAATCAGCGCTTCGGTGGCATGCACATCAACCTGTTTGCCGTTGGGCGATAGCACCAAACGGTTGTTGTCTTTCAGCCAGGTGATGTAACTCGGCGACCTGCCGAGCCGGGCCGCGAAGGCGCTCTTCGACAGGTAGGTTGGTTCTGTCATGAGCCCTCCTTTTTCAACGTATTTCAATGAATCCTTTCAGATTTCAATGATTGAAATTTCAGTAAGCTGGGGAACCTGCGGCTAACAGTTTCCCGCGGGTTTCCGACCCCGTACCCTCCGAATACCCCCAGGGTCCCCGGCGGTTTCAGGCTGCCCCGCCACCATTCGGCGGAACATCGCACACACCAAGCCGCTTGGCAGCCCAGCGTTCGTACAACCCGATGGCAACATCTGCACCCGCCATCGCCGTCAGGCACCCCAAGGCGCCCGCCGTCCAGATTGTCATGCCGGCGGCGATCATCAGCATCATCGCCGACACCCCGCAGACAATGCAGGCACCGGACCGAAGCGCGAGCCTGCGCAACAATGCCCAGCCTCGCGCCCCGTCCTTGTCGGCCCGCCACATCTCTCCCGATACGCCACCGACCAGAGCCAGGACGATCACTAACCAGATTGGCATTTCTGCCAGTGCTTGTTGCTCGCTTGTCATCGCCAACCCCTAAACGCAAAAACCCGGCGCAATGGCCGGGTTTGGTGGTTGGTGCGTGCCGCTCTCTGCGGTCGCACCTATCGAAGATGACTACTTTTTACAGGTCGATTCCGGTGGCAGCAACCCCGGTTTAATGCCACCCGGTGAATAAGTGGTCAATGTGGGGTGAACGTCTAGCGAATGTAAGCGAATAACTCACCACGGCATTCTGTTGTTTCGGCGGCGTCCCATCTGTCCCACCTTTCAGAATTAAGGTGGGACGCCTGAGAGCGCTTAAATTCGGGGCTTAGCCCCACCGTCCTACTTATTTATCTATTTTCTCGTGTAAAGAGAGAAATTTATAAACACGCTTGCGCGTGAAGCGCGCGTGTATTGTGTCTGCTACGCATATGCGGGCGGGTGACGTTGCAAGGTGGGACGGTGGGACAGCCCAGCAAAGACAAGGCCCGCACCTGTCCCACTACGTCAAAACATAGTGGGACAAGGCGGGCCGGTGGGACAGCAACTGCCGGAGCCATGCCTGGGGTCAAGCAGCCACCCCCATCAACATGCCCCAGATAACCAAATGCGCGTCATGAAGACGCTGATAATAAGTGTCACGCCCGCAGCCGCAGTGCGCATAACGCAAACGCATGTCGACATCGAGGGTGCAGTAGTGCTCTCGCACAACCGTCACCAGCTCGGGCGCGAGGTGCTTGTTCACGATAAGCTCGATATCCAACGAGCTCTCTAACGGCGCACGGAATGCACGCCGCCCGCGGATCAACTGGCCGTTACTCTCCATCATCATCGCGACCATGTTTCCACCGGCCAGACCGCCTTTCGAATGGTCGGAGTGCAACTCCCGAGCCCATAACTGAAGCAACGAATCGATCTCCTTAATCATCGAAACAAAGCTCCTCGGCAACGTCTACTTCCAATTCAGGCGCCTTCCCCCAGTCTGCTGGCTTCTTGTAGCCCCACAACCGCTGCCGACTCTTGGTCATAGCACCGAGCCTGTAACGTCTCCAGCCCAACCGATGAAGGATGGCACCTACACGCATCTGCTCTGGTTTACCCCAATGTCCCGGGTCGAGCTTGAGAGCCTGCGTCAGCACCTCGCTGCCGGTCGTGGTCTCACCAATCTGTGACTCTTCCAACCAGGTCAAGATTGGCGTTTCCCATTCGTCCACTACGAAGCGCTCGTCCTGCTCTTCCGCGAACAATGCTGCCTCATCCAACGTTACCCACCAAAGGTCGCCCGCGTCGTAACAGAACACCGCCTCGGCCCACAGCTGATCGCGGATCGAGCGCAACAGTTCCAGATCCACCTTGGTACACGCCACCGGCCAATAACGCCGGTTACCGGTAGCGTCCTTGAGGTATTCGTCTTGGTTCGTCGTACCCACGAACACGCACTGACGCGGCACGTCCATCGTGCGACGGCCATAACTCTCTCGGTAGGTGTCAGTGGACGCAGAGAAAAACTGCTTGGCCTTGGTGCTCTCGGCCTTGTTGAAGCTGTCCAGCTCGCCCAGTTCGACGATCCACTTGCCCCGGATCGCCTGAAAGCCGTCTTTGTCGCCTAGGGCGAACGGCGTATCCATGAACCACTCGCCGCCGAGAATGCTCATCGCCGTCGACTTACCAGCGCCCTGCGCACCCTCAAGGATCATCACCGAGTCAGCCTTGCAGCCAGGCTTCATCACTCGCGCCACGGCCGACAACATCCAGCGCTTGCCAACCTTGGACGAGTAGTCGGTGGCCTTCACACCCATAACATCGGTGAGCCAGCTTTCCAGACGAGGCACGCGATCCCATTCGAGCTTGCGCAGGTACTGCCGCACCGGATGAAACGCATGATCATGTGCGACCACACTGACCGCCTCGATCACATGGGACGCCTTGACCCGAAGGTTGTACTGCTGCGCGAGCCACTTCATCACCCGCACGTCATCGATATCCGCCCAGTCACCCGTGCCGCCGCCATAAGGCGCCGCACGCAGCTTGACGAGCTTCGAACTGAAGGCGCTGTAGCTGATGACCCCAGCCCAACGTGGATCATTGGCCAATATCAATTCAACGTTCTGCATGTGTGCGATCAGAGCGCCGCTATCGCTGCGAGCTAGTAGATCTTTCCAACCACCTGCAGCCGGCGGCTTGACCACGGCCAGCACCTGACGGCGCACCGCCTCCAAACCCTCGGCGACATGCAGATCGTTGAAGTCGGTCCACTTCACTTCCCGCTCACTGGAGAAGATCGGCGCAACCACCTGGCCACCGACGATCAGTGCCGCGTTATTAGCCTTCTCTTCACCGGGGTTCCAGGCGTCACCGTTTGGCTTCGTGGTCTTCCAGTCATCGTCCCTGCAAATGATCAGAGGGCAACCGGCAAACCGCTCGCGCATGGCCTTACACACGGCCAGCAGGTTACCCGCGTCGAATGCCACCGCCACGGTCAGCGAAGTCGCCATATGCAGGCTGGCGCCTGTTGCGTAGCCCTCACATACCAGCACTGGATCACCCGGATCGGCATCCGGACCGATGAGGTGGAAAGCACCCTCTTTTGACATCCCGCAGGGCCAGTAAGACTTGTCCCGACCGGTATCTTCCTGTTTGCTCGGGTAAATCACCTGAAGCCCGACGATATCGTCCCGCGCATTGCTCATGGGAACCAGGACTGCCCCGGAACGCGGCGCGTAGCGTACCCGGAAACCGACAATCTGCTTGCGGTCCAGATACTCGCTACGACCTTTCTCCGGCATGCGCTGGAACAAGCTGTCCGCTCGCTTTGCCGCTCGACGCGCCGCATTAGCTGCCACCTCTGCAGCGCGACGCTTGCCGTCTTCCTGACGGGCGCGCATGACCTCGCGCTCTTCGGGTGACATCCGACCAGCCTTGACCTTGATCTTCTGCGTCTCGCCCGAACGCCAATCGCCGAATGAACCAAAAATAAGCGTCTCGCCTTTCTCGGTGCGATGTTCATGGGCGACGTACCAGCCGTTCTTTTCGGAGCCCTTATCCTGCGCCGTCTTGCAACGAGTGAGCTTACCGAACACCAGCGGCTGCGCAGGTACAAGGCCGTAGTCTGCGAACTGAGCCAGCACTTCATCGAGCATGACGAGCTCCCTTCAATTCCGCGAGGGAAAGGCAATCCACACAATGCGTGCAGCCAGGCTGCGCCACACGGCGCGCCTCCGGAATTGCCTCATCGCACTCTTCGCAGAACAGAAACGAATGCGCCGCCAAGGCAGGTTTGGCGGCGATGCGACGTGCTGCGAGCGCTTGGTCGACGCGCTCTAGCACCAGATCATTAGCGAAGTCTGCGATGTCAGCCATGGTCAGCACCTCGCGTCGTCTGATTGACGTAAGTGGCGCGGTTGAACAATCCGAGCAGCCCTTGGATCCCACGGAACACTTGCAGGCGAATCGCTGCCAATTCCTGGTCAGTGACGACGCCGTCACCGATACTCTTGGCCCAGGTTTCTGCCAGATCCGCCACCTGCCGGAAGTATTCAGCAATGCCGGTGGTCAAGGTCTCGGGCATGTCGTTGGTGTACGCCTCAGCCAGTTCCTGCCAGGTCGTGTCGCCGACCAGTGCATGCACCGCATCCAGAATGCGGCGATCCTTGGTCAGTTCCAGGATCTCGCCAAACTCTTGAATGTTCACAGTGTGGCTGGGATGGGTGGGGGAAAGCTTGTGCTGCAAGGTGGTGGCGTTGCGGCCAGTGGTAGCCGCGATAGCTGCGGCGCCACCAGGGTAGTCGCGTGCAGCGTGGTAAAGCGCGAGGTCAAGCGGCAGGACTTCCCGCTGGGCTCGATCTACAGAACTTAGAGCGATTCGGCTCATGGCATTAATCCTTGAATGTTGCCAGTGCCGCACGACAGATAGTAGTGATACATTTGTCGTGTGGCTTGATAGGCCCAAACGCCGGCGAGGTCCCTATGACCAACACCGGCACCGTGCCGGGGCGAACAATCCGTTGTTCACCCCAGGCGCAACAGCTGCCAGCTCTGTGGTGGAAAAGGCAGCAACACCAAAGCTTCCGAGCCTTGGAAAACGCGATAGGAGTGGGCGGTTTTGCATTTGGTTTGCCCGCCAACCCCTATCGCGGCCCGACAGCGCTGTGGTGGTGCGTGTCGGGAGGAACTGGGCGACCCTTGGGTCGCCTTTTTTCTAATGTTTACGCAGCAACTGCTGGAAATTGTGGTGCTGGGAAAAGATCAGGTAAATCGGGGCGCAGTTCGTGCGGGAGTACTTTGCCGCCTGACGCACGCGCAACCGAATGAACGCGTTCAGTAGGAACGCGACCTGCCTTGATCCATTTCCACACATGGGGCTGCTTAACGTTACAGCGACGGGCAAGCTCTGACTGGTTGTTGCCGCATATCGTGATGACCTTTTCCAAGGCCTCTCGACACAAATCGGCATCTGTACTGCAGGAAGTCATTGATCTAGCTCTCCATGTATTTGATCACGGCTCGCAATCTACAACCTTCGTAATAGAACAGTCAACACCCAATAGTCTAAGACGGGTCACAACCACGGTTGTAGAATCAGATAATGAAATACTTACCTATCGAACTTCTCCCCACACTTGCAGATCGGCTCAAGTACGCCATGGAACAGCTCAACCTCAGCCAGACTGACGTTGCAAAGCTGTCGGGGTGTTCTCAGGCAACGATCTTCAAGATTGTCGACGGCCAGACTAGGGAAAGTCGTAAAACAGGCGCTATTGCTAGAGGATTGAATTTGTCTCTGCCATGGCTCGAAAACGGTGATATGCCGGCGACTGTCACATCTATCGTGCGCCACCAGGAGAAACCTGCCGGGCCGCTCGTTCTAGACCCCGTTTCTTCGTGGGACAGCAACACGCCGTTGAATGACGACGAGGTTGAAATTCCTCTTTTTAAGCAGGTCGAGATTTCTGCCGGAGCCGGAAGGACTGCAGTGCAAGCTGAATATGGACGTGTTCTTCGTTTCTCTCTAGCAACGCTACGCCAATGTGGCGTAGACCCGGCAAATGCCTTGTGCGCGCCCGTAACAGGCAGAAGCCAGGAACCCCTGATTCTTCATGGTGCTACGGTCGGTATAGACCGAGGAATGACTCGGATTATTGCTGACCACCTTTATGCCATTGAGCAAGACGGCGCACTGAGAATAAAGTTTTTGGAGCGCCTAGACGGAGGGGGACTGAGGCTCATCAGCTACAACCAATCGGAACATCCCGACGAGACTTACACGTTCGAGCAATTTGTAGAGCAACAGATGAAGGTGTTAGGTCGCGTCTTCTGGTGGTCGACCATTCGACCCGTCAACGCCGCGCCGTTACCAAGAAATTAAATCACCTAAAACCAAAGTTGTTGCACCAATCTAACACCTAGGTTATTTTCGCCTCACTCTTACACCACAGAGCGAGGCATAACCTATGCAAACCAATGCAACCCTCCACGTCCATCCGGCGTGCGTCAGTAACAAGAAGATGATCGAGCAGCTGCAGTCCTTCAGCGGCTGCCTGGTCATCATTCACAACAACAAACCAAAGCTTATTGCCAAGCCCCAATCCTCTCCATTTGATCCAAATGGCGGAGGGCACGCGGCATGAGCAAATACCGAATCGACAACCGCACCCTGCAGTTGCTCAAAGCTCAGGTCAACCTGACCGAGACCTTCAATCATGTCCTACGAACCGCTCCCACGCGCGAGTGCCTTGCGTTCCGCCTTAAAGTAGAACGGGGCGCAACTGAGACCGCATTCAGCGTCGAGCTGGGGACTGAGCGCCACACGCTGACCCTTCCAAGCGACAAGAAAACTCACCTTAAGCTGGCCGACTTCATTGAAGAGATCGCTAACGGACCATTCGATCCGAGCAATAACAGCGACCCGGTTCATCTCCCGCATGCCAGCCGCGTATACGGCCGCTTTGAAGCCCAAGACAAGCAGCGTGTGCTTGAGCTGGTGCGCACCGGCGGCGTGCTGAGCCTCGACATGGGGTTTGATCTCCCCCTGCACGTTGCCATTCACCGCATACACACGCGCCGAGGGGCGACCATCATTCTGAGCATCGGGAACAAAAGCCCCAACACCCGATGCTTCACCGTGAGCGACACCGATGCCGAGATTTACCGAATGGTTATCGAGTCCATCAACCATCTCGCGGCCGCAGCAACACCTGCCGCACATGCGGCATGAGGTGGACGACATGGAACGCACCCTCGCCCAAGCAGCCTCGCAACTCGGCCTCACACGTCCAAAACTGATTGCACTCATGCGGGAGAAAGACCTGCTTAAGGGCAACCTGCCGGCCTACCCAAAACGGGACAAAGAGTATCTGCGGGTCAAGGACGGCACCTGGTATGACGAAAAGTACGGCTTGCAATACAGCCAGTCGACGCGGGTCAAGCAAGCCGGCATTCGTTGGCTGGCTGAAAAACTAGGCATCGACCTGCCTGAAATTCCGGCAGACCGCCGTGACGTGGCCTAGGGAATACGCCCGACAGATCATCGCAATGCGGACACGAGAGGAGCGCAATGCCGCGCTCCTTGAGGTGCCCGAGCATCTGCGGGAATTGACCAAACGCCATTGCCTGAACGCCTGGAACCATCCAGCAAGAAGCAAACGCAAGGAGGCCATACAAAGCCATGAGTAATGCAGCCCAAGCCCCACTGCGGCTACGCCCCGCTCCTGAATCCACGACCATCGAGCTGCTGTACCGCACCTTCGGTGATGTGCTGATTCCGCTGGAGGCCGTGCGCGAGAAGTATTTCCGCAACCTCAACGAGCAAAAGTTTGTGATTGAAATCAACAGCGGTCGGATCCAGCTACCGATCACCACACTGGACTCAAGCCGGAAAGCGCCCAAGTACGCACACATTCGACACGTTGCGTCGCTCATCGATATTCGCGCCTATCAGGCCGACGAAGACATGCAAAGTCAGCAGGACGCGCAAACCGAGTAAGGCCACCCCAAGGACTGCCACCACCAGTCCGACACTGAACCAGGAGCAAACCAAATGACCGCAATTCAAATCTACGCGCTGATAGCGCTCGCCCTCGCGACGGGCGCCATCTACTGGATCGCGTACCGCAGCGGCCACAGCAATGGCCGTGAAGAGGGATACTCAGAAGGACGTTACGTGGGGTATGACGCCGGCGGCTGCGTCGGATATCGGGACGGAATCAACGAAGGCAAAGCCATTCAGAGCGCTGACAACTCGGAAGAGATCCGAAACCTGACGCTCTACCTGGATCAGGCTCGCGAACAGTACCAGCAGCTATACACCCACTACGAGCGCGCCCTGGCTGCCTCGAAACTCGGGGAGCCTGATCGTCAGACCCTTCTGGATATTGCGGAGAAGCTGCGGATAGCTGCCGCCACTTTCAATGCGCTGCGCACCGGCAAGGTCATCACTCGCGAAACGACCGCCCTTCGCGATCAGGCTCTCGCTATGGCTGAACTACTGAAGCCCACTGAAAAAAACTGCGTCATGAAGGTGGTGAGAGAGCCTCTCCGCATCCCTCTCAGCGTGTTCGATGCAGAAAAAGCTGCCTTGTTTTTCCAACAAGACCACCAGGCATTAGCCGCCGCGCAATCAGGAGGTGCAGCATGAGCTGGATCCTCACCCATACCGGCAAGCGCTTTGATTTGCTTGAGCCGGACGCAGAAATGATCGATCCGAGAGATATTGCGCACTCGCTGGCTCATTTGTGCCGCTTCAACGGCCACACCCGCGAGTTCTACAGCGTGGCCCAGCACAGCTGCATCGTCGCCGACCTGGTGCCAGAAGAACACAAACTTGTGGCCTTGCTCCATGACGCTCCCGAGGCGTACTTGGGCGATATGACACGGCCACTCAAGCAGTGGATTAGTGCCTACCAACACTTCGAGGACTGCATTTGGTGGCGCGTTTGCGACCGGTTCGACATCGCCCCAGAACTCCCCACCTGCATCCATCAGGCCGACCTGATAGCGCTGGCCACCGAACGGCGCGACCTCATGCCAACCGATCCGGCTATCTGGGATTGCTTGGTCGGCATCGAACCCATGGTTGAAACCATCCGTCCATGGTCTGCCGCAGAGGCGCGCAACAATTACCACCAGCGCCTGATGGATCAACTTGCTATCGAACATCGGAGGAAAGCGGCATGACGCACTCACAGGACAACACACAGGTGCAGGCCGCTTTGCTTTGCAACGACAGCGGGATCGACACGCCTGTAAAAAACAGTCTCTGCTGCGCAGCAGCAGGCATTATTGCTTCGTCCAGCGCCACTGCCGAGGCACTTATCCCCCACGAAAAGCTGCGCGGGGCAGCGCTCGCTGATGCAACGCTAAACGCTCAGAAACGCCCGCCCGCGCAGCCTGTTGTGGGGTATAAGACCCCTACGGCGCAGCCGAATGATCTAGACGTTCTGCGCAGCTACATAGAAGCCAGTGAGAGCCAAGCGCAAGCGGTCATTGTCGAGGAGAACGCCAATGCTTAAGCGCGTTCTCAGACACTTCCACATGTGCTGCGGTCTCGGCGGCGGCGCTAAGGGTTTCAACCGGGCCAAGCCCATCGTTGGGCATATCCAAGCCGAATGGCAATGCATCGGCGGCGTCGACGTGGACCCAGCCGGCCTGCGCGACTTTCAGCGTCTTTCCGGTGTTCCCGGAACGCTGATGGATCTGTTCACCCGCGACCAGTACACCCGCTTCCACGGTAAAGAGCCGCCTTCCGGCTGGACTGAGGCGAGCGCCGACGACCTGCGCCGCGCTGCCAGCAACGAACGTCCGGACGCTGTGTTCATTTCCAGCCCTTGCAAAGGCGCCTCGGGCTTGCTGTCCGAAACAATGAGCCTGACGCCGAAGTACCAGGCTCTGAACGAGCTAACGTTGCGCTGCATCTGGCTAATGTGTGAGGCGTGGAAGGACGACCCGGTATCGCTGATCGTCTTCGAAAACGTGCCCCGCCTAGCCACCCGTGGCCGCCACCTGCTGGACCAGATCAACAAGCTGCTGAACCACTACGGATACGCAGTCGCCGAAACCACGCACGATTGCGGCGTCATCGGTGGCCTGGCTCAGAGCCGCAAGCGCTTCTTGCTGGTGGCCCGCCACATCGAGAAGGTGCCGCCGTTCCTGTACGAGCCGGAAAAGAAAACGCTCCAGTCTGTCGGCTCGATCCTCGAACGTATGCCGCTCGCCGGCAATATCGAAGCCGCCGGCCCGATGCACCGGGTTCCAGCACTCCAGTGGAAAACGTGGGTTCGTCTCGCCCTGGTCACCGCCGGCAAGGACTGGCGCAGCCTGAACGACTTGGCGATAGAGGACGGTTACCTGCGTGACTTGGTGATCGTTCCTGAGTATCGCGCCGGATACCTCGGCGTGCATGAATGGCAAGACACCGCCGGCACCGTTGCAGGTCGGAGCAGCCCAACAAACGGAGCGTTCTCTGTTGCCGATCCGCGCGCCAAAGCCGGCGCCCTGCAATACCAGCAGTACGGCGTCCGCAAATGGGACGAAACCAGCGGCGCGGTAATCGGTGTCAAGTCGCCCGGGCAAGGGACCTTCAGCGTTGCTGATCCTCGCCGGCCTGGTGATGGCTTCGGCAAGTATCTGGTAACGCCATTCGACAAAGCCGCCGGAACGGTGATCGCCGGCAGTACCACTGGGCAAGGCGCCTTTGCCGTGCAGGATCCCCGGTATCACAACTGGCACCCGGGAGCGAGCAGCCGGAAGCTGGGTGTTTGTCCATGGGATAAAACTGCTGGGACTGTCACCGGATCGCAGCAGGTAGCCAGTGGTGCGTTGTCGATCGCAGATCCCCGCCCCGGCATGAAGCGTGTCAAGGGTGACGCCTACCTGACTGGTGGCCACTACGGCGTTGTCGGCTGGAAAGAGCAGTGCGGCGCGGTATCGGCCAGCGCCAAGCAGGACAATGGACGCTGGTCGGTCGCAGATCCCCGCATGCCGGAAGCCAATGACCGGTTGACCTGCGTGATTGAAAGCCTCGACGGCACCTGGCACCGACCATTCACCACGCTGGAGTTGGCCGCGCTGCAGAGTCTGGTCGAACCAGAAGAACAGTTCGAGCTGGACGGCTTGAGCGATCAGGCATGGCGCGAGCGGATCGGCAACGCGGTACCGCCGGCCGCAGCCGAAGCAATCGCACATGTGATGGGCACCACCCTACTGCTGGCTGCAGCCGGCGAAACCTTCATGCTCAACAGTATGCCGATCTGGGTGCGCCCGGTCGCAGTTGGACTGAGCGTGGCCCAGCAGGAGGCTCAGGCATGAGCACTCACAATGCCTACGAGTCGAGCTTGGAGCCGATGATTAAATTGGAGGCAGCATAATGATATTCGACGCCAAAACCGACACGCTGCCTACCGCAACCATCAGCGGCGTAACTCATGAAGGGTTCACCTGCATTACCCACGACGGGAAAAAGCTCCGCATGGCCCTGGTCGACGACCAAGGCAACATTGTCGACGCTGGGAACCACGTCGCCCAGGAAGCCTGGAACGTGTGCATCCAAGTGCAACACAACTTCTGGATAGGCCAAGGCCATCTTCGGGTTCTAAGCAAACCTGTACCGCTTGCCCAAGAAAAAGCCGCCTAGCTACACCCCAATCCGGAGCAAGAACATGACGAAGAGTAGAGGGATCAAACGCCCGACTTGGGTATGGACTCAGGCCCAAATCGTGCTGATAACGGAGAAATTTGCATTCACGGTGAACAAAAATTTAGCCCAAGAAATTGGATGCACTGTTCCACAATTAACTCGAAAGGCACTTTCGCTAGGCCTAAAAAAATCCGAGATATCGATGCTTACTGGACGGGCGCTTTCTACAGCTCACCGAGAAAGCATAAAGCGAGGGCTATTAAAAGCACACGAAGAGGGGAGATTAAAACTCCCACCAGAAGCAACTATTCACGCTATGCGTGAAGGAGCAAAGCGCCCTGAGGTCGTCGCTAAGCGGGCAGCACTTGCAAGCAAGAAAATGAAGGGAAGGCCTCAGCGTATGGATGGCCTTAGTGCCGCAGCAGAACATAACGCCCGATCCAAAACGTATACGGTTTTGACACCCAGCAGGGTCACTCTAACCTTCAAAAATCTCAGCAACTTTGTCCGCGAGAATAGTCACTTATTCGCTGATGATGACGTGATATGGCGACCCCCTGAAAGCCATCCATGGTGCAGAGCTCAAAGAGGCCTCTATTCCTTATTCAAGGAAACCAAACCTGTAGAACAATGGAAAGGATGGCGAGCAGTTAGAAAAACGTAAACTTCCCCGCCTGCCGCATCCATAAAGCAATATCAATACTTAACCAAGCAGTAGGGGGTTTTTAGATTAAGCCCCCATCCCTGCTCGCCACTCCCCTGTTTTTCTATCAATACGAAGCAACCGGGGCTGGCCACCTTTCCCGACCAACAATAAGTCGATCACATTTCCATCCCGTGCAGTTGCCTGCATCCCGTGGTGGTAGACAACTATTCGCTCGAAAGTATCTCTTACCAAGTGCCGCACTTTCATCCTTGCATCGAAGTCCATCATCTCAACACCTGAAGACAACTCTGCCCACGCCTCAGAAAGCCCAGGTTGGTCACGGCTTGATACCGCCACCAGTTCGCGCTCGGCCTGAGCTATATCTTTTTGCCTTGCAGAAAGCAGCTCCTCAAGTTCGCGAGCCTTACGGACGAATACCAGCGGCGCCGCACCACCTTCGGCCACCAGCAGCGCCTCACTTACCCGCTCCAGTTGCTGCTCGATATGTGCCGCTTCGCTCTTTGCAGCCACTAGCCGTGCTTGTATTAATTGCGACTGATCATTACCTTCCAACAGGCTGCTGAGGTTCATGCGGTCGGTGCAATAGCTCATCAACGCTTTCTCTATAGGCACGACACTGCAACTACCACCGACAGAACAACCCTTGTTATGTGAATACCCCACACAGATCAAACGCCGATGACCATCAGACAAACTGCCGTCAGCTTTGGCCCGGTGCATAACGTTCTGCCCAACAACAGCCGTACCGCAGTATCCGCAATAAGTGATCCCTAGACCGGTAACGAGACCGGGGATTTCCCCTTTACCCTTGCGCCTGACACGGCTCTCAACGAGCAGCGATAGATCGGCGAATTCATCGGCGGTCAATATCGACGGGTAGTATCCTTCCAGCCGATACGTTTCACCGTCCAGCTCCAGCACCTTCACGCCCATCAGTGCCGGCAGCCGGACAAGCCGGTGCACCTGCAGCGCTGTGATGCCTTTCGTGGTGACGGACAGACCGCGCTCAGTCAATTCTCGAATGATACGAACCGAACCATAGCCCTGGCGGAACAGCTCGATCACCAGGCGCACACCCTCGACACGCTCTGGTAGCAGCTGGAATACCTGGCCATCCCAATGCAACCACTGCGGATCTTTGCCGTTTCGGATAATGCCCCGGTAAGTGCCAGCAATCCACCCTTCGCACTGCCGGCGGATTGCGGCTTTCACACGCTTTGATTTGGTGTCTGATTCTTCGTGCGCACGGATCATCACCAACAGCGAATACACCAGGTCCATCGGCTGTGCCTTCAAACCAGCTCGGTTGTATTCCCGGCCGTCACTGGCAGTGACCACGGTGATGCCGGCGTTGATGATCTGAGCCAACTGCGCCTGGGCCTGAATGGGCTCGGCCCGACTCAGTCGGTCCAGTCCCTCAACGACCAGGACTGATCCGTCAGCGATTCGGCCATCCTCGACCGCCTGAAGAAACACGCCCAAGGCACCCTGCTTGACGTGACGCTGGTGATAGGCGGATAGCCCTTCATCCCTCAGAGATAAGGACTCATCCAGTGCTAACCCCTTCTCGGCCGCCCAGCGCTGGGCGTACTGAAGCTGACGATCAGCGCTACTACCTGTCGCCTGCCGAGGGTCTGAGAAGCGTAAATAGCTGTATACTCGCGCACCGTTTTTTGCCATTAGAAAAAATAAGCCCTGATGAGGATCTACCTATAATGATGACAGAGAAAGCCCCGCGTGTAGGTATGATATCGTTGGGGTGCCCGAAAGCACTGGTCGACTCCGAGCGCATCCTTACCCAGCTGCGCATGGAAGGCTATGACGTTGTGTCCACCTATCAGGACGCCGATGTCGTGGTGGTCAACACCTGCGGCTTCATCGATTCGGCCAAGGCAGAGTCTTTGGAAGTGATCGGCGAAGCCATCAAGGAAAACGGCAAGGTCATCGTGACCGGCTGCATGGGCGTCGAAGAAGGCAACATTCGCAACGTGCACCCAAGCGTGCTGGCCGTGACCGGGCCGCAGCAGTACGAGCAAGTGGTCAACGCCGTGCACGACGCCGTGCCGCCGCGCCAGGATCACAACCCGCTGATCGATCTGGTACCGCCGCAAGGCATCAAACTGACCCCGCGCCACTACGCCTACCTGAAGATTTCCGAAGGCTGCAACCACAGCTGCAGCTTCTGCATCATCCCGTCGATGCGCGGCAAACTGGTCAGCCGCCCGGTCGGTGACGTGCTCGACGAGGCTCAGCGCCTGGTCAAGGCCGGCGTCAAAGAGCTGTTGGTGATTTCCCAGGACACCAGCGCCTACGGCGTCGACGTGAAATACCGCACCGGCTTCTGGAACGGCGCGCCGGTGAAAACCCGCATGACCGAACTCTGCGAAGCCCTCAGCACCCTCGGTGTCTGGGTGCGCCTGCACTACGTTTACCCGTACCCACACGTCGACGAGCTGATCCCGCTGATGGCCGCCGGGAAAATCCTGCCGTACCTGGACATCCCGTTCCAGCACGCCAGCCCGAAAGTCCTCAAAGCCATGAAACGCCCGGCCTTCGAAGACAAGACCCTGGCGCGGATCAAGAACTGGCGTGAAATCTGCCCGGATCTGATCATCCGTTCGACCTTCATCGTCGGCTTCCCTGGCGAAACCGAAGAAG